GAACCTTCCAATGTGCTTGCCTTTTCATACGAAGCCGCCGTGCCACGGCCAATGCCATACATGTCACGGAGCGTCGAATTCAGCGTTGCTTCACCCGACCCGTAGCTCTGTGGCATGTCCTTCCGGCGTGCAGGTTCAGCCCACTTGCGCCAATCGCGTGGACGGTCAGACAGCACGGGTGTAAAGCCGCCCAGAAAAGTAGGCACCATGTACGGGCGCGGAGCGGTCCACTTGGTTGGTTTACAGTCTGAGAATCTGACTTGCGCCATTTATCCTCATTTAGAAACTAACACCCAAGACTATTAAAAATGCCACATACGACGCACTTGCTCATATGCTTCATGTGTGACAACTTTGCGCGCTGTTAAATACATAGGCAGTGCCTTTCTCAGGTAATCTACTGTAATAGGGAGCGCATGGTGCTCATCCGATCGCATCCAAGATATCTTAGAAGCTGCTACTCGCTTCTCCGCTGCAGATAAAAGTGACCATAGGATAGCATGGAGCAATGTTTCATCGGGTGCTAACCCTTCATACTTGTCCTCAATCTGAGCTGTGCGTAAATCTGTTTCATATTCAAGTGATTTTGTCAGCCCGTGTTGGTTGATTGCCTCAAAGTGTTGTAATAGATCGTTGTCATACAACGAGTCCCTAGTTACAGTGCGCAATAACTCCAAGCCACGCTCATTAAAAGACAACCACTGCTCACCAACTGCAAACGGGTATTTCCTCTTGTCGCCATTACTATCCTTGTACGTTGGTACAATAAACCCACCTCGTACCGGGCCATCTTGCTTTATCACGGTTTTATGAAAGGTATTTGGATCCTTAATTGGACTAGCATCACTAGACATTAAAACAGCACCTTTGCATCCCTTCCTACGCGCGTTGTGAAACATGAGTAGTGACGCTTCCACAATACCAATAGAACTCCATCGAGTTTCCACTTCACCCAAAACTACAGTGTCAATTGGCAGTTGCGCCTGCTGGACTGCATCCTTAACAGCTGCTTGATTCTTTGCGTGGATAAACAACATAAACTGTTGCTCGGGTGCAGCAGCTAGTTGCAACCACTCTTTTAACAAAAACAAATTTTCATACCTTTGCATCGCCAAGACACACAAAGCTACTTGCTTCGTCTGAGTAGTGCTTGCATTTGCAATCGCTTGCAATCGATTGATTAAGATGTTATTTGCTGTTGTCAAATTAGGTGGATGTGGTACTGAACTATAGAATTCAGAGTATGGTGTTTCATTCAAATCTAGTGTGTCGTCTGCATCTTCAGGATCACCCGTGTATTTGATGACACGACGCATAACATATGTGTTCAATGAGATTTTTTTGTCAAGGCTCTCCAAGGCCTCTCATGCACTGGTGCTCATTATAACACGACATGAAACGCCCCCGTACACGACAATAGTTGTGTAGTGATTCGTGGACGAGTGTTGATACAAGGTGATCCCACGTCATAGGTACAATCGAATTAATACAAATCGCAACACCGTCTGTCTCACCAACCACCTCCTCAGACAACGGTACAAGCTTAGCCTTCTCAAGCAACGGAATCGTGTTGTCGAAGCTAACCTGTGACGGCTTGCATCGGTACTTGCGCGTCGCGTAGCGCAAGAAGTGCCTTTGCAGCCGCTTGGAATGGCGTGTCACTATCTGCCGTGCATACGGCTTTGCAGTAGCCAGCATCTGTGGTGTCACAAACTTCTCCTCGTCCTCGAGGCGATTCGGGGGAAACACACAGTCTCTTGGCGGACGGAACCTCGTCTTCATCACACACCTCACGATCAGAATCTTCAGGAGCAGGTGGCATCGTGTGAATCTCAGCGCGCCAGAAGGTAAGGTCGACCCCCTTCAACATAGCCTCCTCTATGCGGTCGCCAATTGCCAAACGCTCCGCCTTTGACATTGGTGGTGGTGCCTCAGCAAGTGAGCAGACACAAGCCCAAACAGCCGCATAGTAGCTTAGCAGGTAATCGAATGTCAGAGTGTCTCTGTGCACACGGAAGATTGCAAACCCCTCCGGTGTCCAGCTAATGTAGTCGCACCACGAGCGGTTAGTAATCTCCAAGAGCGCGTTCACTTGCATCCAATAGTGTCCAGGAACCTTTGCGTGGATGCGCGAACTGCCATCGCGCTTCTTGTAGAATGGACACTTCACCTCGATCAGGCCTTCATCCCCCACAAATCCATCTGGTGAGCCAGCAAGCCACGGGTACCAAGTGTGGGAGTGAAGACCCGTAGCCTGTACATAGTTGCCTGTCTTCTGCATGTATGCAACAATCCCGTTGGGTTCGTTGTCAACGCCCCAAGTGCACGCGGGATTAGGTTTCTCTACTTCCTTGCCATCCTTCTTTGCCTTCAAGGCCTTCCGCTGCTCAAGACCAAGGCAGCGTTTGTACGCCTCGTTGCGACTCACATAGCTCACTTGTCCCAAAAGTGCCCCTAAGTTGGAACACGTTATCTTCCCACGCCTTGCATCGTACCACGCCTCCGACCGCTGCTGTAGGTGCGCCATGTCAAAGCGCAGTATGCTGCTGAGTTGGAAATTCTTCTGACATAGCTATAAATGCCTTGGGGCTGGGATGGCACCGGAGAGAAAAGTGTCGCCTTAGGAGGCCGACGTGGCACTGTTGAAGAGGCAGCAGAAGCCAAAGCGTGGCCAAAGTATGAGGTTGAATACCTGAAACACAGACTGGATAATCCTGCCGGTAAGTATCTACAGGCAAATGATGCGGCCCAAGAGGTCAAAGATCACATTCTGCTTGAAAAGGCAGCTGAGGATTACAAGGAGGAGGCAGATGAGTGTTTGAAGGCAGAGTTCAAGGACTGGTTAGCTGGCAGACATCCAGACAACATTGATCCACAAGTGTACTTCAATGGCGCTGGCAAACCTGTGCGCCGTTACACCTACCGCGATCAGCTTGTACACGCACCGAAGAATGCAGATGGTAGCGACAAGTACAAGATTGGTGATCCAATGATGTTGGATGCTGAGGAGAATGGTTCAAAGTATGGGTGGAAGCCCACGTGGTGGGGTGACACACAGCTGACACATCTACCAGGGGTTCGAGACTACCTCAAAGAGAGTGAGAAGAAACGCTCTGATGCAGACATGTACATGAATCTACTTGCTGAGCATGGACCACAAGATTTAAGAAGCGCCTGGATGTACTTCAAGCACTGGGTGAAGGCCCGGCCATTAGGACCAGAGACTTGTCCAACTGACGATCTCAGTGATCCTCGAGCTACCGCTGGCGACATTCCTGAGGTTCCTGGTGTGTTTGTGTCTAAGTTTCAATCACTGCCCACGGAGCCTGTGGAATACCGCTATAAGAAACAACCTCCGGTAGGCGAGCGATCCGATTTCCATAATAACATGCCTTCACATCTACGAAACACTCCTGCACGTGAACCGAGGACGTATAACATTGATTTGTTACAAAATTTGACCAATGCAATTGAAAGTGCTGTAGTAGACACTACAAAGACAAACATAAACAATTCAGGATACAGAACACCTGAGTTTCAGGGCAAGGGGCGCAACCTTCAGGTCGATTTTCAATCGAGGCGTGGGTCCCGACGACCAATGTCCAGTCCTAATTCACAGCGTAGACATGAGTTGATGAGAGCGCGACAGGCGGAGGAGAGGGCGGCGGAGGAGAGGGCAGTGGAGGAGAGGGCAGCGAGGGAGGCCGAGGCGCTAGATCAAAGGGCAACCGAACTCTTACAAGAACTTGGCGGTATCGAAAATTTAACACCTGAATTCTTTGAAAATGAAGCAAATGAAGCATCTGAAATCTTGTCGGAATTCGAGAGACTGGTGAGGGAAAGTGTTCCTTACGATATGACTTTCACACCTGGTGGCACTGCAAGCAGTGGCGCTTACAGTCCTTTTGCACAACCATAAAAAAAAAATCTGACACTCCTAATGTGTTGCAATGGATCCCTTCTTCCAGGCAAAGTACAAACAGCCACAGCAGAGCAGCCCGTACATTGAAGACATAAACCGCACCTATTACAAAGGTCCTAAGGTCCCACAGCGTAACAGTAAAACCTTTGAAAGGGCGCTAGCTTACCGAGAGCAAGAGAAGCATCGCATAGAAGCAGTTGTGAGAGAGAACGAGGACTTGTGGAGGCAGATTGCGGATTATGACGCTGTTGCTAAGCGTGCAGAGGACCACATTCGCAAGCAGAGCAGCACTATCCTTGCATTAAATTCCAAGCTGAGAGCGTCTGATGTTGCCAACACTAGCCGCAATCGGGGCTCTGGGACTAGCAGCGAACATTCTGTTCAGTCCGTCGAGGGAGGCAGCGAGAGGAGTGCAGCTGACGTGCCAGGAGAAGTACTGCGAACCCCTGTACCAGATTCACGTGGACAAGCCAGTGAACACATTGATGAGGGACGACAGGCCGTGGGTGCCGGTGAATCAACGGGGGAATCCGTCCAAATTCGGGCTGGCGACGGCGACTCCAGCGCTGACGCTGAAGGCGGCGTACGATCTGAGTAAGCAGAGGTACTACGAGGAAGCACACACACACCCTGGGGTGCGTCTGGTGGCGCATACCCTCTCTTAATTTTTCCGATAGCAAGGTAGGAACATGCCTCAGCTGCAAATCAACCAAGGTCCACAGGATGCACTCTTGTACGACAATACCCGATCGTACTTCACTAACGTCGGGTATGTACGTACTTCGAACTTCCAGACTGAGCTGCGCGATGTGGATCCACAGAACTCAGCCACGTTTGGGTCCACTGTGCAGTTCGTCATTCCCAAGGCTGCTGATCTGATGGGCCCAGTTGACCTCCTTGTTAACTTCAAGAAAACGACGGGGACCGCTCCTCTGGGTACCCTAACTTCGGGCAAAACTGCCTTTCTTAGCTGGGTTGAGTCGCTCGGCTTTGCGATGATCGACAAAGTGACGTTCAGTGTCGGTTCACATGACATTGAGACGATCAGTGGTGATCAAATGTACATCCAAAACGAGCTGATGCGTGGTGACGAGCACCGCTTCCAGAAGAGCACGATCCTGAAGACTGGTCGCCCAGCTCTGCGTGTGAACTGCGGCACTGGTTCTACTTGGACGCCGGTGTACGACGAGAATACCGCGTACGACAACTCAAGTCGTCTGATCTGCAAGCACACGGGAGGCACGAACGCGGTGCACTTTGAGGGAAAGAAGCTTATCATCCCTCTCAACCTCTTCTTCACGAAGCACCCCTCACAGTACTTCCCTCTGGCTGCTATTGCTGGATGCAACGATGTGCGCATCTCTGTTAAGTTCCGCAACTTGAAGGAGCTGTTGATGGGTCGTGGTGAGGAGACGGTCAGTGGTGGTTCCATCACTACTGGTGGCCAAGCTCTTGCCGCGCTCCCTGACATCTCAATCGAAAGTGGTAGTTGCAAGTTGCGCACGCACTATGTGCATGTGACTGGTCCTGAGGCGTCGCTGCTTATGAACAAGGAGCACGTGCGTCTGCTTAAGCTCTGGCAGGCCGCGTCCTTCACCAAGCAGATCACGTCTGGGGCGAATAAGCAGACGCTCTTTGACTTTGAGCTGCCGTTCCTGCATCCGGTGCAGGAGCTCGTCATTGTCATCCGCAAGGTCAGTGAGATGTCGGATTCGACTGACGTCACCGTCGACGCTGACGGTGACAGTGGCTATGACATGAAGGGCTTTGGCAAGAATTACTTTGCCTTCCATGGTGGTGGTAAGGACCCGAACATTGAGAGCCACAAGTACACCTCTCGTGAGGTGACCCCGAACGCTAAGGAGGCCTACCTTACCGTCGATGGCTTTAAGCTCACGCTGAACGGGCAGGAGCGGCATCCATCGCTTGCGGGTGATGGTATCTCACGTGACTACTTGATGAACCGCTTGATGCCCATGCTGCACAGCAACACGAGCACTAGCTTCATTGATGCTGTGGATGGGCATCACGCCACTTCGGCGACTGTGGTTCCAACTGTCGATGGTACGGCCGGCACGTCTGTGGCTACCGTTCATGATTTCACCGACGACAACTTCAAGGCGTTGGGTGAGATGCTGGATCGCAAGGAGATCTACGTCTACCCCTTCGCTCTCAACCCTGAGGGTGCTAACCCGAGTGGTGCCGTGAACTTCAGCAAGGTTTCGCACGCCAAGCTGTCTATCACGGGGACGGCAACCTCCAGCGATGACGCCGCCTCTTCCAAGTCTATTGAGTACCGCTGTGATGTGTGGGGTGTGCACTACAACTGGTTGCAGATCAAGGATGGCCGTGCCATCACGAGCTTTGCTTAGTTTCTGACACTTAAATTGTAGAATATGTCTGGTCCTGAGACTTGGGGATCCTCTTTCGGCTACGAGCCAGACTTTGTTGAGCGCAATGGCGCTTGGTTGTTGAGTGTACTTGGTGTAGTGACTGCATGCATGTCCGGTATACTAGCTTACTTCTTAAAAAGCAGATGTTCACGGATTAAGTGTTGTGGAATTGAATGTGAGCGTGATGTTTTAAACCTGGAGCGTGTACCCGAGGATCAGCTTCAGGTCGAGCTGTCAAGGCGAGTGTCTACACCCAGACGCATTCGTTTTATAAAGCGAACGGAGGCACCACCTGCAACTGAGCCACCTTCTTCTAATGCCAGCGTGTAAAGCATGGCACAATTTGTGATTGCAATCGATGTGGGGATCAAAAACCTTGGTCTGTGTGTGTTTGACTTCTGTACGAGCAAGATTGTGCACTGGGATTGTGTAAGCCTGGTGCCTAATGGCAGATACGTCCCGATGAACAACGTGGACTATGTGCGAAACTTTGTGCAACGCTACGAACACTTCTTTGACAACGCAGACAAGATCATAATCGAGCGACAGATTCGATGTAACATGCGTATTGTGGAAGCTGTGCTGCAAACTATGTTCTATGACAAGACTATTATTATCTCAGCGCGCAGTGTGAAGATGCACTATGACCTTAGCACAAAAAACTACAGGGCAAACAAGCAGCGTGCAGTGCAGTGGGCAATGGCCTTCACAAAGGCTAACCCACAGGCATTTCAAGACACGTGTGTTCATGCCTTCGCAAACAAGAGCAAGCAAGATGATCTTGCTGATTCACTGCTCTTGGTCCTCTACTACTTAGATACATATTCCAACCAGGTATCTGTAAGTGCATGGGATGTCTTCATTCAAGGCGGACTCGTATTTTAAACCATACGCTGGCGACGAATTCGACCCTGATTACCGTGAATCCTCAGAAGAGGATTCCACAGAGTCCGATACCCTACCTTTCAATGTGAAACGCGAGCGCGCGCAGTGGATCGTGGACAACCAAGAAGCATTGGAGGAGCTGTTCCAGTGTTTTAAAAGGGATGGTCAAGCCATTTTCGGGCGTGCCTTTTACCAACTAGGGGATATAAACCAGTTCGTAAAGTTTGTCTTCAAGACCATAGTGCCTGGAGGCAACTAAATCTAAAGACTAACTATAACAAATGTCCGCATGGGTTGTCGGTCTTGCAATAGCCGCTGGCTATCTGATCAACAAGAATCTGACTGTACAGAGTCGTCTCACACAAGCTGAGGCTGAATACCAGGGTGCGGCCAAGCCAGCCACCGGTGGTGTGACTTCAGCTGAAGTTCGCAAAGCGTGGAAGAACACTGACTACGACACCTATGGGGATTTCAACGCTGATTGGTCTCAGCACGAGAAGAATCGGGTTGTGGCGAGGGAGCAGCAGGCTGCTCAGACTGTACAGGCTTACGACGAGCACGCTGAGGCTTTGCCGCAGATTCAGGGCGTGATGCTGACCTTCGATCGGCTCGGCTAAGGAGGCGTTCATGATGTGTCGCACGATTGCGCTCCGTCTGCCTTGCATAAGCATCTTCGAGGAGTTTCGCAGTCTTCTTTGACTTGGCGTGTTCCACTGCGGCTCGGTCTCTCGCCATCTGTTCTTGTTGCTGGGCATAGACACGCGGGTCTCCGTACCTGGCCTGCAGACTCACTGCGTATCCGCCTAGCTTCATCCTCATGTCTTGTGACATTGCAGTGAACACATGACCTATCTCTGGACAGCTCATGACTACCACTCGAATCGGAAATTGAGCGTAGTTGTCGTAGCATGACCGATGAGTAGGCACATAGAATAGAAAACAAGTAAAAGAAACCTATGAGGAAACCAATGCATAAACAAGGCCATTCACAGTTCATCTTTGATCTGTTATGAGATTTTTCCAAACTAGTTTTTAAAGATGCTCGATCTTACGAACTCTGAGAACCAACGCTACATGGCCGGAGCCGCGGGTGCACTAGCTGCCGTCGTTCCCAGAGTTGACACTGCGCTACCTCTACCCCGACCAGTTCATTGGGCTGCAGCGGGTGCTGCCACTGATGTGTTCTACAAAGGCTCGCTCACGATTGACCAGCAGATACTATTCTGTGCAGTCGGAGGACTCGTCGGTGGCTACTTGGGCAAAACCGCGCTTCGGTTTGCGCAGGGTCGTGGGCTGCGCCTATTCTAAACGCCCGAGTTGTTTTTAAGAGCAACAATTTGATTACTTGTAAGTTCGTAGTTGTAGTACTTGAAGTACCTGGTCGACTCGTTACCACTATCATTCGCTCCAAGATAAGGAGCACTCAAGAGTCGTCGTCCAATCATGAAGTAATTTGGTGTCCATGATTGTTGGAAAACTAGATTGCCATAACCACTGGTGGGTTGGTAAGTTTCTTCTGTGCCGTTCAGATAGATTTTCGAAAAACTGTTATCGACATGTGTGATTACTAAATGTATCCAATTAGTCGGTGATTGTAACAGATTATTGTTATTAGTTGATACGATTTGATAATCGGCCCAGGTATTGTTAGGTCCGTTTTTATGCCATAAAAAGAGTTGATTTTGAGTTGCATTCCGAAATATGGCAATATTCTGATAAGTACCACTTCCTTGACTCCCGGTAAGATCCCCATTACTCCAATTCGCCATAGCGAAAATAGATTGATAGCTTTCATTGGTGCTATCGTTAAACTTGAAGACGATCTCGAAGCTGTAAGCACCCGTTTGAAGCGTGAAGGGTTCGTCTAACATTAGCGCATGTGTTGGCGTTGTCGATATGCCGTCGGTCGCACTCCATGTCACCTGGCCAGTAGTCGCAGCAGTAGTCAAACCAGCCGTAGAAGTAGAATCGTACCACGGTCCAACGGCCAAAGCTGTCGTGTTATCCGCAAACGTGAAATTGGGGTCAGAGAAGGAGTTAGAAGACGAGTTGAAGATGTAGCTTTCGGTTGGTACCGGTAGAACCTCTACAGTTCTCACAACTGGGCTGACGGTTCCGATGAGGTTAACAGGCGAGTAACTGTAAGTGAGTGTTTTTGTTCCTGCAGTCGAAGTCGACAAATCCCAACCAGTTCCATAAACAGTTGTAACTACCTCCTCAATACCTAATCCCTCGTACGCGACAACATTAGCGCCTTGGTCTTGATATGTAGCTCCTTGTGCAACGTAGTCAGTAGCTGATCCATTTAGATTGAGCGAAAGAGTGACGATGTTCATTGATCTTGTCACTGGATCAAGAACAACATTTTGAAAAGTCTTAGTGTAGTTGATACTGTAACTTTGAATGCTTGATGTATTGATTGTTGTGATTGACGGGTCAGCATTTACACCCGTGTTGATGCCTAATCGTTCGACGTAGGCACCAGGGTCGGTGTAGACTTCGTTTTGTAGCACAAGTTGATAACTATAGCCGTTCAGCACGATTGACGCAGCAAGACTTGATTCAATAGCAGTTACTCGTGTGTCAAGCGCCGTGAGTGCTGATGCTATTGACTCTGTTACTCCATTCAAATAGCCGAACTCTGTGTTGGATACAGTTCCATCGCCAATTAAGCTAGCGTTGAGTCCGTTTGTTACAGTCAAACTTTCTGTCTTTATCGTCTCAGCCTCAATGTTTGTGATTGCAGCTGTCCCCTTGATTATAAGCGACCTCTGTACCAAACTGTCTCTAAAAATGGAATGGTGCCTTCCTCCGTAACGAAGCTGATTTCCCACTGGCATTTAAAAGGGTGTTAGAACTTTCCGAGACACTGCTAGTGAGAAAT